AGGAAACTCTTGGTTATTATTAATAATCATATACTTATATATATATATATATATTTAATGAAATTTAAGTACGCGCGCGCGCGATTATATATAGCGAGACAATATGGGCGTCAAAAAATATACAGCAAGGAAGGATATAGAGCGGCTAAAGAAGCAAGACGAGCTTGAGCAGCTAATAAAATTATGCTGTGAACTAACGAATGAAGATCCAGAGTTCGCCGCTGAATATTTAGCAGAAAGAATGGAAGCGCTAAAGGACAACTTAGATGTCGGAATTGATTGTTTCAAAAGGGTCGCAGCACAATTTACAAAAGAAACACGGATTACTGTGCCGACCAGATGAAAATATATGTTATTGCATTCGTGCCACTGGCACAAATGGCACAAACGGCACAAATACCAAAAATGCTACGAAATGGTTTCAAGTCACAATCAAGGAAAGGAGTAATAATGCAAAACAAAAAAAGAGGAAGATTAGGTGAAGAATGGTATCACTGTCGCGCATTCTACAAATGGATTTGCCTACATCCATTTTTAAAAGACTTCACAATTAAAATTGCGCATGAAGGTAAGCGTACACAAATAGAAGGAAACCTGCTTAATCTAATCGGGTGGAAACGTGGATTTCCGGACTATCTAATTTTTTATCCAACATCAACGTACCATTTATTAGCAATCGAAATTAAACCAGATGAAAAAGCAAAGGTGAGTGATGAACAGCACTGCTGGATTAGAAAATTGAGCGATAATAATTACTATGCGACAATAGGATATGGCTGGCAAGATGCGGTAGACAAAGTTAAAAAGTATCTCCTTACTTAGACCTTTCCTGACGCACTCCTGTTATGATTTTGTCTACTGCCAGTCACTTCATCGACCGCATTATACTATCGTAATGCGGTTTTTTTTTGTAAAATACTATTAATAAATTTAAATTATAAGTAAGGAAATAGTATGACACCGGAGTCCAGAATCAAATTAAAATCTCTCTTGTTAAAACACGAAGCATACAAACAATTTCCTTATTCAGACAGCGCCGGATATCTCACCGTAGGTGTCGGTAGAAACTTACAAACACGTGGAATATCACAACCGGAAGCCCTCTATTTACTTGATGAAGATATTAAGTATTTCTCTACTAAGCTTTCATCAACACTGAAGTTTTTTAATTCGCTCGATGAAAATAGACAGCTTGCACTTATTGATATGTGTTTCAATCTCGGCGTACAAGGATTTTTAAACTTCAAACAAATGCTATTAGCTTTAGAGGCTTGCGATTATGAGCGTGCAGCTAATGAAATGTTAGAGTCTAAATGGGCGGATCAAGTGAAAGATCGTGCTGTAGAGTTGGCAAATATCATTCGCACAGGCACATGTTAAATGACGCTCGCTGATTGGCTCGGCATATCAAAGACAATACCGAACACTGTCAACGCTGTATCTAATCTCTATACTACTGACAAAGCTCGTCTTGAAGCGCAGAAAAATTTAGCTGACGTCATAGAGCAGTCAGACAAACTTAGTGGCGCTGTAAACGTTGCTGACGCTAATAGCATTAATCTGTTTCAATCATTGTGGCGACCATTGCTAGGCTGGACAGCTGGAGCTTGTGTTGCCCTTTATTACATCCCGCAAATTGTATTAACAGAGTATGTTTGGTTTTTACAATGTCTCGCACAGCATCAAGTGATCAAATTCCCGATGCCTTCCGACGAAATCATGAATCTTGTATATATTTTACTCGGATTTGGCGCTTATAGGATGATCGAAAAGAAATTCTAGGATTGAATATGAAGATAAAGAAATACAACAAAATCGCGCATGATAGCGTTAACAAATGCACTGCAATTTTGAATGACACAATGCTGACTATGAATGATCTATGCAGCAAAGATACATGTTTAGTTTTAGAAAATGTACTTATCAATCTTGTCGTCAATTACTGTCTATCTACAACTACGCCGCTCATTTGCTATCAGCATATTATCAATAAAATTCCGCAAGCATTCATCAAGCTATACGATGATCAATAAATAGCCAATATATATCTGCATTATTACAATATAATACTTGATATACACATAAACATGTGTATAATTGTGTTTATAACATAACAACAACAAGAGAGATAATAAAATGGCAATACGAGTAAGAGCATATTTCGGGAACAAAATCGTTGAAGTAAGCATGCTTAAGAGCACACGAGAATTAACAATTTATGAATATATTGACGACAATACAGCATCTATGAACGTCATGGGTCATATACGTCGACAAAAATATGAAATCAACGAAGAAACAGGATTTATAGAATTAAAGCAAGATGAACAAAAAACTGTAGATGAACGAAAGTTATTAATAAAACCAATTTTCTTCGATGAAGTTACAAACGGAAGTTGGGACAATTAATAAATTATTTAAAAACACCAACAACGAGAGAGAATAAAAATGAAAAAAGCAAAAAGAATAAATGAATTTAGCACTTATAATGATACCGATAAATTTGCTTTATTTGTTAGCGGTTATTTCGGATTGTTTGATACAAAGGAAGAAGCTGAAGAAGTTTATAAATTAATATTTAAATACGATCAAGATTTTGATAGCACACCTTTTGGATCGGCTTGTATATTGGAGCCTCAATATGAACCAAAATATATTGATGACAGGACGTGGCAATACAGAGTAAGTGAGCATAGACCAATTGACATAAAAAATTATATTTTAAAAAGACACATAAGATCTAATAATAAATGTTATGACTGGGAAACATATCGGATATTTCACTCCATAAGAACAATAAATTTACCAGGATAATAATATGAAAACCAAGACTAAACACATACATTTCAATGCTGCCGCTGAAACATTGCGGCAGATAGAAGAGTTAAAAAAAGCATGGGGCGAAACTGCAACAGATGTAATAAAAAGATGCATAGAGAAAGCTTATCTTACTACTACAAAAAAAGAGATAAACAATGACAGATAGATTAGCGAAATTAAAAATAATCAGGTAAAATTTGACTATCTTAATTTTTGCTACGCCATTTCGTATTGAACGCATCCGGCTAAGTTTGTTTTCAACACGAACCAAGTTTAGTAAAAGTTAAGTCATTCTACATGATATTATGCATTTAGCTTAGTTTAGCTACTAATTTTTTGTATAGAGTCGACCTCCTAAAGTTTCCTCAATACAAATTCCTTTTGAAGCAAATTAAGCTGTCAAAAAAACTTAAAATGAAAGAGCGTCTGCAAGGCGCTCATCGCACTAACTATAACAATCGTTCCACGTACGATAAACTTATAGATCCTCATTTCCAATTGTCGTATATCATCTTTAGTCACAATGTCTCTTGCTTCTAAGAGAGACGCAAAAGCTTCCGCAGTCGCAACAGTAAGAGCTTCAGCTTTCTCATCTTCGATTCCCGCGGCTTTTAATTTACGAACATACGAAAGGGTATCAAACGTCAATGTTGAGCAGCGCATACAATATCCTATTTTTATAATCATACGTGATTACATTATTATCTCACCTTGAACAAAATCTAGCTAATTGCTAAAATGTTGCTAACAAAAATAGTGTTATACACTATTGACATAAGCGTTATTACCTATACAAAGGATAAACAATGGCGTTAAAAATGTGTATTCCTTGTGCGGGATCAGGGAGAGTTATGGGTGGTGGTATGCTCATTAAAGACTGTGACGAATGCGATGGGCGCGGGAAAATATCTTACGTTGATGACGAAATAGATTACATAGCACAAAAGCAATCACTTAACTATGCCGAAGCGAAACAACGTCTAGCAGATAAAGCAAACATATCAGAAGACGAAGCCGGAAAATATCTAGATGCTGAAATCGGCAAGAAAAAGAAAAAGCGAGCATTAAACGCATGACGAAAAAACGAGGGCGTCCTAGTTGGGTACCTCCTGACCTTAAAAAAGTAGAAGAATTAGCAGAGCGCGGATTAACTAATGAGCAAATAGCTTTGTGTTTAGGAATTCATGTAGGAACACTTTACGCTAAAAAAAATGAATTCCATGATTTTGACGAGGCTATAAAAAAAGGCCACTCAAAAGGCATATCAATAATTAGTAATGCTCTATTCGAATCTGCGAAGAATGGAAATACTACTGCACAAATATTTTTTCTAAAGTGTCGTGCTAATTGGAAAGAAACAAACACAGATGTGAATGTAAATCTCATCAAGCAAGAAGATGCTATTAAAGAATTGGAGTAGATATTAAAAAACAAGGATAAAGTTTGCAATGGTTATGAAAACAAAGCTTAAATCACAAAAAGAAATATTAATCGAAGGATTCTCTCATTCATTACATCATGATTTGCTTGATTCAATAAATAAATTTATAAGTGATAATCGAAATGAGTTGGAATATCTGGGTCCTTATGATACCGGTGAAATATTAGGGTCTGGCGTTATATCTTTCTTAAATAGTTTTGCAAAAAATCTAAGTTCACATAGTTCACATAATAATTTATCTGACATTAAACTTAATATTATTAGAAAATTATTGATCGATGAAGAATAATAGATTGCAGAGTAGATATTAAAAAAGGAGTAATGTTAGATGTTATCTAAGTGCACTAATGAAGAGATTCAAAATTTATCAGAAAGAGAATTAATGTTATTAAATATGTCAAAAGAAATAACAAGCGCGTTTGATAATACAATTATTAAAAACAAAGATTTTCTCATAAAGGATTGCGATAACGACCCAGGCTTTATTCTAGCGATAATTTCTATTGTTATTACCCATTGCGTCAGAACTATCTGCAACAGCGGATGTTTTCACGAAGCTTTAGACGATATTGTCAGCAAGATTAAAGAGATAACAAGCACAGATAGCATTGATGATTTTATGAAAGTAAGCGCTATTAATTAGCTAGTATTTTTTTTGTCTATTGCCATAAATAAAATTTATCGATATTAGAAGTACAATAAGGACAAGTTATTGGACGAACTAGAGCGTAAGATACGAAAACGATTGCGTGATGATTTTCCACATTACGCAGAGAAATGCTTAAAGATACGCGCCAAATCTGGCGATATACAACCATTCATATTAAACACAGCGCAGAAGTATATACATGGAAGAATCGAACAACAAAGGCTTGAGACTAAGCGAGTCAGATCTATTGTCCTTAAAGGCCGTCAACAAGGATGTAGCACGTATATTGAGGGGCGTTATTATTGGCGTGTCACTCATAATTTTGGCTTACGTGCTTTTATTCTCACACATGACATCGAAGCCACCAACAACTTGTTTGAAATGGCTCAACGTTATCACAGTTATTGTCCTTTGCCTGTTAGACCTTCTATTGACGCGAGCAATGCAAAAGAGCTTATCTTTGCAGGACTTGATTCAGGATATAAGCTCGGGACAGCGGGAAACAAAGCAGTCGGAAGATCAAGCACAATCCAACTCTTACACGGAAGTGAAGTAGCATATTGGCCTAATGCAGCAGAACACGCTAAAGGCATCTTGCAAGCTGTTCCGAATGAGCCAAACACGGAAATTATTATTGAATCTACAGCAAACGGATTAGGTAACTATTACCATCAACAATGGCAGATGGCTGAATCGGGTGAGTCAGAATTCATAGCGATATTCGTGCCGTGGTTTTGGCAGGAAGAATATAAAAGACCCCTAGACAAAGAATTTGTACTAACCGACGAAGAAAAAGAATTAAAGCAATTATTCAAACTCACGGATGAACAGATAAATTGGCGTCGTAACAAAATAATAGAACTAAGCGCGGAGGGAGTGAATGGAATCAAAGCATTTAAACAAGAGTACCCTTGTACTCCTGTTGAAGCGTTTCAATTCAGTGGGGAAGACACTTTTATTGTTCCCA